TTGTGTTGGACCGCTATCTGATTCAATATCAAGATCAGCCTCGTTACCTTTTATCATAATAATATTATTTAAAAACCTTGGTCTTTCATATCTTGCAACTCTTGGTGATTTAAAAAATATTGGATTATCTGCACTTGTTTGAAATACTGGATCTGCTACAGCAATGACGTTATCATAGTTTGGGGCATCTAATGCATCAGACTCTGTATCAATTGCTACCGCAGATGCTTCTGTTACATATTGCCAATTTTCTGTTTGTGTAAAAGCAAAAACTGTCTTGCTGTCATATGCTCCTGCAGAAGGATTAGAGCCTGCAGAATATATTCCAATTTCAGTTATTTCATATCTTTCTTCTGTTGGTAGTTCTGCTGTTAAAACAATCTTATCTACACCCTCTTCGTTTACAAAACCTCTAGACGAGATTGGAACACGAAACATTTCAAAATCTAAATTTGTTTTTGTTGAATAATCGCCTATTTCATCGGCGGTATCTAAAGGAGTAGCACCACAACCAATAGCAATATACGAAGCATAGGCGGGGGCCTGACCAAGTAAATACTTTGCAATAATAGTTTTACCAGTATTAGTTATCATGAGGTGTAGTCTCCAAGATCTGCTTCATATATTGTACCACTTACGCTGATTTGTGTTTCTACTTGTTCGTCAGGATTTACGTTAATAAATTCAATAATTAAGTCTCCTGCTGCGTTAAGGTATACGTTTTCTCCATTAGTTCCGTTGCCAGTTTCTGGAATTTTGTCTTCTAGTTTAATTGAAAATCCAGCAAAAAACTTATCTGCGGTTTGCTGTAGGCTAAGAATATTGTTTGGATTATACCTTTGTTGAATGGCTGAAAGGTTTTTAATTGGTTGATATGATATTTTTTGACCGTTAACAATATCAGACCTTGTTATACTAATTAATTCTTGACCGCCAATATTTTCAAATATCTGATCAAACATTCCGTCTGTTGGAATATTTTCTTCATCAAATAATATAATATCTAGGGTTGCTGTTTTAACTGGTGGAGCAGAAAACATTCTTGCAGAAAACATTTCTGATTCTGGTGCTGGAGGTGTTGCTGTAATACTTACGCTAGGAAGAGCGCCACCCGAAAGAACTCCGTCATTTCTAGGTGTTATGCCCATCTTTGCATTGTGTTCTGCTTCTTTTTGATTTAAAATTGCAAGCATTGCCATACTGTTTATGTGACCATGATTAGATCCACCAGGATTATTTATTGTTACATCTTTATATTCTTGAGCAGTTAGTTGTCTGTATTCTGGAACATCGCCAAAATAACCTTGAGCGTTTACGCCACCCCTGTCCCTTACTTGTTTTTCACCAACAATTGCTATTGCTTCTGCTATCTTAGCAGGATCTCCAGGAATATCCCTAATGCTAGATGATTTAGAGTTGCGTTCAAAATTTGCTGCGTCTAAAGCACCCATCTTATACCTCCGCCAAATAAAGTGTCATGTCTGGACCATTTATTTTTCTTGCATACTCAATATTATAAACTATAAATCTAGAATCGGTTGAAGTAACCAAATCTAAATTATTAGAATCTTTATAATTAATTGTTAAAATATCTCCAAGTTGAATTGTTGGAGTTGCAAATATCTTTAAACCAACTGATTTTTTAGGAACCATAAGTTTATCTATCATCCAGCCCATTAAATTTTCTGCATCATCTTGTGTTTGTATGTATGGAGTATCTAAAGTAAACTCATTGTTTCCATAAATCATTCTGCTTCTTTTAATTTCATCAAACTTTTGTTTTTCAACTTGTGGAGAAACAATTTGAGATGATCCAGTTAGTAATGGATTAGAGAAATTGCTACGTTTTTTAAAGTACTCGTCAACTGTTAACTCATGGGTTGTGTCTTGTGTAAATGTAACGCCTTGAATTCTTAGATAATTACCGCTTGTTTCATCAAGATTTAGTGCAGTATCTGTAGCATTAAATATTAAAAACTCAGCACCATAAGAGTCTGCATAAAAACCAGATGAGACGTACCCCTTAATATTATTAAATGTTGGGGATAACTTAGCATAAAGTGCGGGGTATGCACGATCATACTTAACATCAAAGTAAGCACACTCTCTCATTATTGAGCCAAACTCGTCAAAGTATAAATTATATTTAGGTGGTTGCTGAGCACTGATGCCAGACAAATATGTTGCTTGAACAATACCGCTCATTGCGTATTTTCTTAAAGATTCACTAGCACTTATCTCGTTATCTCCAAAAGCAGAAGACAATGTTTCTCCAACTGTAAACACGGTATTTTGAGAGTAGTTTTGAGACAGAGCGTATATGTTTTCAAACATTACTCTAGATGAACCACGAACAAATGGAGCCATATTATTGTATATTGGAAGTGGGTCTGGATCATCTACGACCTTAATTAATTGATTATTAATGTATAGGTAGAATCTTCTTGTTTTTCCTATGTCTTGATACTCTACGGCTAAATCGTATACCGTTGGATTTTCCTCACCAGTCATTCTATATTGACCAGTAAACCTTCCATCATCAACTATAATTTTTGATAAACCGCCATAAAGTTTTACAGGAATCGCATCGTTATTTGATGCATCTTTTTTAATTTTATAAAATACAACGTTATTAATAGAAATATCTGATTGATTATTTTTGTCTAATTGCAAATATGACTCTATGTTGTCACTTGTTAGCGCAGCAATTTCAAAATAATATCCGTTGTTAGTTGTTGGATTAAGTAATACTGCTAATCCTCCTGAGCCACCGCCAATATTTACGTCTTGATCTGGTTGAACTCCAGCAACCTGATAGTATGTTGTGCTTCCGTTTGGCGTTTGACTGCGACGTTCATTATTTTCAATCTTACCAATAATACGCATTCTTGTTCCAAAATGTTTATAAGAATTATCTAACTCCTTATAAACGTAAGAAACTAGGTCAATTGGAGTTTCAGTTGTTTCAAAAGTTGGTCCATTCATGACTAAGGCTGATGATTGAATTGTTCCAGTTTTAGGAGATATGGTTGAATTAACTGGAGTTTCTGTAGTATAACTTGAAGACATAAAGTTTTTAATTGTTCCGCCTCTTGAAGTTTGTTGAGCCTTAGAATTATTAACTCCTGCTGCTCCAGTTGTGGTTGCTGGTAAAGAAATATCTTCAAGTAGTGTAGTTGTAAATAAATACTCAGTTTTCATTTGACAACCTCTAACATAAGTATTGTCTGACCAGTAAGAATCTATTCCAGCGGTATGACTTGTTATTGTTGTTCCAAATTGAGCACGACCATGCTCATAAACTGCGCCATTTTGTAAACGAGTAACACCTTCAATTTCTTCATAAAATGGAACTGTATAAATTCTTACTAATCCAGTTGGGTATATTTTTCCGTTAAATGGTAATGATCTAAAAAAGTTTTGATATTCTTGGTTATTAGTAATCCACACATTACTACTACCCTGTCTATGAGACACTCTCCATGCCTGAATTTCTTCACCTTTTTGTGCTTCTGTAATTTCTCCATTTGCAACTTTTTTATCTAATGCATCAATAACGCTTGTTGGTGCTAATCTTCCAGGTAAAACTATTTCTGGCTTAGACTCATCTAAATTTATACCGTCTGATAATATTGGATACCATATCGCAAGAGTAACGTTAAATTGTGCAGCATCATATCTAATAACTTCTCCATTAGAATAAAAATATCCTTGATACCTTGTAAGCCAATAAACGTTTTCTCCAAGATCAAAGACATTGTTTACTATTTTACGATTAACTACACTTGGTGCAGATGCAGTAAGATCAGAGTTTAATGGCATTGCTCCTAAAACGTATTTGCCCTGCTTAGATGCAACTTCATTAATTGTTTTAGTTGAGTCTGTTCCAGATACTTCCCATAAAAGTGCGGGTTTATAAATCCAAGTTTTATCTATATCAATCATACTTGCTTGACGAATAGATCCATACGACCTCTGAATATATCTAGTTGTATAATTAATCTTTCCATTGTTGTAAACCTTTTTGTCTTGTGATGCAATTGAAATAATATTTGGAAGTGTGCCAGATGAAGAGTTTTCAACAATACCGCTAATAGATTGATTTGTGGCTCCAGACAAAACCATGTTAGATGATCTATCTTCTAAATCTGGAAGCATATAGTTTTTACTCATTACGATAAAATTATTGTATTCATCAAAGAACATTGCGGTTTGTGTAGAGACTGCAAGTTGATTTAATACTTCCGCTACCGTTTGATCTGGAGCAATAAAGAAATATGGAATGATTGGGTCTGGTTCATTTGTTGTTCTGTAAAATGCATAATTACTAAATCCAATATAATCAAGGATTAAACTAATTGCATAACTAAGCGATACTTCTGTTACTAACATTCTTGGAGCAGGCATAGATTCTAAGAAGAAATAAAAGTCTCTTAAAGATATTTCTAACGTGCCAGCAGTAACATCTGCTTGTGGAAATCCGTCAGAGTAAAGCGTTTTAATTGGAACCCAGTAGTCAAATCCACTTACGTTTAATATTTTTTCATAAAAATTAAATTTAATATTTTTACGAACATAGTCACTAACTATGCTATTAGTGTTGTTATCGTTAAATGCTTGATCATCATCAAACAAAGATATGTTACCAGTTGAAGCAAGTAGTTGTCCTACTGGTAAGGCAGATGTTCCAAGATCAGAAAGAATTTTTTTAATACTATACTCAATTGTTTTATCGGATATGTCAACAACTAATCTTGGAGACATTTCAATTAAATCAAATGTAGAATCAAACTTATTCATTTTTTCTACTACAATTCTTAGGCCACGAATGTTTTGAAACTCTCTGTAAACAGTTTGACCATTTGTTGTTTCTTGAAAAGATAGTGGGTTTGTTAGGTCTGTAACAAAAGTTGTTTTATTATCAAGTTGTTCGCTTCCCAATACCCAACCATAA